GATGCTGTGCTAGCCGAATGGGCTGCAAAGGCTGAGAAGCGACAGAAGGATGTCGATTCATACGGCGGTCGAGTGAAGCAGATGGAGGAGCAACTTGCGCAGGCGAAGTCACCACAGGATGCGGATGCACAGGCAAACAAGTCTGCAAGCACCCCCCCAGTGGCGATTGATCCGTTTGCGCAAATGTCGGATATGTATGGCGAGGATGTCGTTGCGCCAGTCCGATCAGCCTTCCAGATGCAGCAGCAGCAAATGCAGGAACGAATGCTGTTGGCAGAAGCCCGTGCATCGGATGCTTCGATTCGTGTTCAGTATGGTGCTAAGGCTCCATCCTTTGACGTAGTCGTAGCGAAGATGTCTGCAATGGGTGCTGCAAAGCCGGGTGGGTACGCGAGCATTGATGAACTCACGCGAGCCGCCTACACGGAATTAGTTGGGACTACAAAGTCTGCACCATCGGTCAAGAACTCACAGCCGACTGCGCCACGTGCGTCTAGTCCTCCAGTGAAGCCTCCTGCCCGTGATGCTGATGATGATGTCCTTGATCAAATCTTCTCTGGGACGCACAATCGTTCGTCTCGCATCAAACGTTAAAGGAACAGGCTCATGCCTTCAATCACACAATTCAATGACTTTATGCAGTCAACCGGACCTTCTTATCTGAAGAGTGCGGATGCCGTTATCAACGAAGCCGTCAAGAACAACTACATTCTCTCGCGTCTCCTCAAGGAGAAGGCGAACGAAACAACTGTTCAGGGTGGTACTTCAATCAAGGATGTCATCGTCTTTGACGATTCGTCCACCTACCAGAAGTATGAGCCGAATGAGGTGTTCACTTGGCGCAACCCGCAAGTGACCGACACGCTGACCGCTCCTTGGCGTTTCAGCATGGACCATATGTCGTGGACCGATCAGGAAATCGAACTGAACGAAGGCGATGCCAAGGTCATGTACAAGCGCGTGAAGCGCATCAAGGAAATGCGTATGTGGACTTCCATGCTCAACGGCATGGAAAACGATCTGTGGGCATCGCCATTCAATAACTACAACAACATGGAAAATGGTGGCAAGGAGCCGTACTCGCTTCCTGCGTTCATTACCGAAACCGTTAATGGCGATCTCACCTTTGGTGAACGCGGTGGTTCGGCGTGGCTTGCAACACAGTCAAGTGCTCCAAATATCTTGGGCATTAACCCAGCAACGGACCCACGTTGGTCGAATCAGATTTCGTTCTATAACAAGTCTGCTGCAATCAATACTGGTGCTACGACCAACGTTACATACACAGGTCATAACGCAAATTCATCGATTGCACGATCTGTTTATAATCTCTTTGGTGCATTTGACGATATGTACTTGAAGGTGCAGTTCAGGTCGCCTCTGACTCAGAAGCAGTACTTTGAGGAAACACAGTTCAATCGCCAGATGATTCTGTGCTCAAAGGAGGGAATGAACCTCTACAAGCGAACACTTCGTGCATCAAATGATGTGCTTGTAAGCGCACAGGATTCGGCATACAACACGCCAACTTTCAGTGGTATTCCTGTTGAGTATTGCGCCAACATGGATACGGCTGCGATTTATCCTGCTATTGTTGCTGGTGGATCACGAACTGACGATCTCAGTGGTCGACAGGCTCAGACGATGGTTGCCAACTCAACCGAATTTGCATTGAACACCATCGATAAGGGTGCTCGATTCTTCTTCGTGAACGGTCAGTACATCACTCCTATCTATCACTCAACTCGCTACATGAAGAAGCACGATGTGATGCGTCACCCAAATCAGCCGTTCACTTGGGTTCAGCCTGTTGACTGCTGGTGGAACGTGTTCTGCAACAGCCGTCAGCGTCACGGAATCGTTGCCCCTATTGCTGTCTCCTAACACAACGGGGGGTGGGTTATCCCACCCCCTTCTCTCACAAAGGAAATCATATGATTTTTACCCCCTCGGCTGGTCCTCTCGGCGCACACCCCGTGAACTACACGACAAAGTGTGTAGTCCGCACTGCAACTGTCAGTGTGAACACGGTGGTTTGCACTTCATTCCTCCACAGTACCCCTGTTGTTGATCCAAGTTTGGGCTATGACCCTCTCTATGTGTTCAACTCCGTTGCTCCTGTTGAGGGTGACCTTACGAATAACAACGGCTATGTAGGCGTTGTGACTGATTTGGCTGGAACTTCTGGAGCAGTTGGTTCCATCGTGACTGTTCAATTCGGTGGAATTACAAACGCTCGCGTTACTAGTTCAGGAGCACTTGCTATTGGTGCAAACCTGACTGCATCTGATACAGCAGGGATCTTGACTGATACTGGTGGTACTGCTACTGGTACGGTTCCATGCGCAATCTTGATGGAAACAATTTCAGGAATCACAACTGATGTGGCTCGCCGGGTCTTCATCCCGCTTCAGTATTGGTTCCGTATTGCGATCTGATGATTGATTAAACCCACACCACTGGACGGGGAAACCCGTCCAGTGGATTTCAATGCTTTACTACAAAGACCTGACGAACCATGTGTTGCTTGCCATTGGTGGTCGCCCATCGACTGCTGCTGGTCAGACTGTCGCAGAACGACAGGCTGAGATCATCAATCAGGCTGGTGAGCATCTGTTTGGCTACCAGTGGACGTTCAGGCAAGCCACCGCAATGCTGTCAACGGTTGCAGCCCTGCCCTATGTAGTGCTACCTGCTGACTTTTCTGAACTGATCGCCGCGTGGAGTGGAACACTTCCGCTCTTGATCACTAATCAGGACGAGGTAGAGAACACCCGCTCGTCTGAATTCAACAGTTACGGTACGCGAGGGTATGTGAAGGCTGTTGTGCCTACAAATGCTGCGCCTACACAGTCGTATCAGTTGCAAATCTATCCAACTCCTGAAAGTAACGAAGCAAACAAGATCAAGATCACGTATCGCACTGGCTGGCAGCGCGTATCGACTGCAAATCTGCCCACGGATGTCATCTCAATCCCTCTTTATTTAGAGGCTTTGCTCGTTCTCTACGTCCGGGCAATTACTGAGTCGTATGAAGACGGGCAGCAGTCTCAGCGTCTTGCAGAGATTGAGGCTGGACCACTCTTTGGTACTGCGCAGCGCAAGGACGGAATGCTGCAAGCCCACTTTGGACAGTTGCGACCAAACGTTTGGACAAACAACTATCGAAACAACGGCGGGTTCGTTATGACGAACACTGTCCCAAATCCATCATAAGGAAACGCCATGTCAGTAGACCTATCAGGACGCTCCGGAACTGTTACCGCACTGCAAACGATTCCAGATGCACTGGAAGTTGCATCGTTAGCAAACATCACTGTCGTTGCTACTGGTGCTTTGACTGCGCGAGTACAAACATCTACTCGACCCGCTACAGCGGGTGGATCAATTGTTGTAACCCCTTCAATGAACTACATCAAGGTGTGTCCCTTGTATCTCACAAGCGGCGGAGCAATCGTTCTGAACGTCATTGGTTGGTCATTCTCAAAGGTTGCTGATCGATGGATTCCAGTCAACCTTGCGCAGACCACAGCAACGGTCGCGACTGGTGGTGCTATTACTGTTGCTGGCACAGCCCTGTTCCCTGCAATAAGTTTTTCGGCTAGTGGTGCTGGTGACTACAAGAGATTTGAGGGGACAACGAGTTGCACATCTGGTTTCATTATTGTTGATACCTGCGGTAGTGAACTTATTGAGTTGTATTTCACTGGAACCGCAGCGGCTGCTAACGCACTCGTTTCGTTTATCTAAATGATGTCATCAAATCGAACATGGTCTATTGCTCCTCCGACATTGCGCCAAGAACGCAATCGAACGCTGTCTCTTGATGGTCAAACGGTTGGCACAAGGAAGTTTGATTTCAGCACGATGGGCGGAAAGGTTAATCTTTCCGCCTATGGCTTAACTTTTGCCCGTGCTGGTGCAGCAACTTTCATTCGGTCAAATGGTTTGGTTGGGTACGTCAGTAGTGGAGAACCTCGATTCACCTTTGAATCGATTGGCGGCGTAATGACATCGAAGGGTGTGCTCATTGAAGCCGCTGTTACCAATCGGCTCACGCACAGTCAAACATTCTCTACCGTTGGCGGAGACTTTCAATGGACTGATGTAAGTATCACCAGAGCCACTGGTCAAGTCTCGCCGGACGGAACTACCAACGCTGTTCGCTTTACTGCGAGTGCTGGGAATGCAACCATTACGCATGGTCTTTCTACGTCCGCGCCAAATACGCAACGTGTTTGGTCGGCATGGATTAGGCGCGTAAGTGGGTCTGGCGCATTTCAAATCTCAACTGCAATTACTACGCCATCGTGGTCAACAGTCACCATTACTAGCGAATGGGTTCGATATCAGGGACTAACAACGGCGACTCAACAACAGATTGCGTTTCGGATTGTTGACAGCGGTAACTCAGTAGAAATCTGGGGCGCACAACTAGAAGACGGAACAGTTGCCTCTTCATATGTTCCCGTCACACTAAACCCGGATACCCGTGGTGATGATCGCTTGACGATGAGTGGGACAAATTTCACTTCATGGTTCAGACAGCCCGGTACGTTTGTTGTCAAGTACTTCCGTGGAGCGGTTGGTGCTGGTGATCGATCAGTGCTTTCGTTTGACGTAGCGGCAACTAAACACCTTCACTTGAAACACGCGAATGGTTCGGCTACTAGCAGTTTGCTTTGGACAACTGGATCTATAACTGCAACGTCACTGACAAGTGCATTGAATGCCACAGCGTTCACTATTAGTGGATCGTCTAACGCTGCGATCCGGATGTGTACGAATGGTGGGACGGTAACGAGTGGTACATCTAATGTCAGCCCATCCACTATTGGGTGGATGAATATTGGTACTGACTCGATTACGGCAATTGGCGACTTTGAAGGTCACCTCAATAACGGTGTCCATTCCGTGGTGTTCTATCCACGCCTTCTTTCAGACATTGAACTTCAAACTTATACAGGATCTTGACTATGACATTTGCACCGATTCAAAATCGTCTTGGCGTACAACCAGTAGGAACAACTGTTACCTGCGTGAACAAGTCTGGTACATCGGTTGCCATTGGCGATCTTGTCATCACCTCGT